GAGGATCGCGTCTACGTCGAGATCCTCGTGGCCGGCATGAGCAAGCAGACGGTGAACCGGCCGGCGAACGACCGCGACCGCGAGCGCTTTCACCACGAGTGGGCCGCCTTCGAGCGCGGCGAGGAGGCGCGGCGCGTTGGCACCCCGCTCGCGCAATGGCCGAGGCTCGCGGGCCAGCCGGCGATGGTCGCCATGTTGGAGTCGCAGGCGATCTTCACGGTGGAGGACGTGGCGGGGCTGCCGGACGGGCGCGTGGGCGCGCTCGGCATGGGCGGCTACAAGCTGCGCGACGAGGCGAAGGGCTTCATCGTGGGCGCGGCCGACAACGCGCGAGCCGACGAGGCCGAGGCGATCCGCGCCGAGAATGCCGACCTGAAGGCGCGGCTCGCGGCGCTGGAGGCGAAGATGGCCGAGGAGCCGGCGCGCAGGAAGCCCGGGCCGAAGCCGAAGAAGGCGGCGGCGTGAGCCTGCTCACCATCTGCCAGAACACGGTCGACGCGCTCGCCTTCGGGGCGCGTCCGGCGTCCATCGTCGGCAACAATGACGCGCTCGCCCGGCAGATGCTCGCCATGCTCAACATGGCGATTCCGCGACTCGCCGGCCGCCACAACTGGCAGGCGCTGGTGAAGCTGCACTCGGTGACGACCGCGAACGGCACGGAATCCTACGCGCTGCCCTCCGATCTCGGGCACTACATCACCGAGACCTTCTGGGATGTGACCAACTACTGGCCGATGTCGGGCTCGATGGACCCGCAGACGTGGCAGACGCTCAAGCGCGGGCTGGTCGCATCCTCCATCCGCAAGCGCTTCCGCGTCTACGCGGACCTGCTCTACATCTACCCCACGCCCACGGCGACGGAATCGCTCGTGGCCGAATACATCTCCTCCAAGCCCGTGCTGGACAACGACGGGTCGACCTACAAGGCGACCTTCACGGAGGACGCCGACACCTTCGTGCTTCCCGAGGCGCTGCTCGAGCTGGATCTCAAGTGGCGGCTCCTCAAGGCGAAGGGGCTCGACTACGCCGAGGAGTTCAACGAATTCGAGCGCGCGGTCGAGCGCGAGATCGCGCAGGATACGCCCGCCAAGACGGTGAACCTCGGCATGGAGACGGCGCGCTCGACGCCCTCCTACCTCGCCAACATCCCGCAGACGATCACGGGGGTGTGACGGTGGCGGGGATCATCTACGGCGAGCGCAGGCCCACCCGGGCGCGGACCTCGCAATCGGCGAGTTTTCCCGCGCCCGTCGACGGGTGGAACGCCCGCGATGCGCTTACCGGGATGCAACCCACGGAGGCCGCCCGCCTCGACAACTTCTTTCCGGGCTTCGGCAAGGTGGCCCTGCGCGGCGGCCACACGCAGCACGCGACCGGGCTGGGCGGCACGGTCAAGACGATCGCCGAATTCAACGCCGGGGCCACCCGCACGATGATCGCCGCGGCCAATGGCTCCATCTTCACGACGACCTCCGCCGGCGCGGTGGGTGCCGCACTCGCCTCCGGGTTCACCGAGGACGAGTGGCAGGTGGCGCAGTTTGACGACTCCGGGGGCGGTGCGCGCCTGGGGCTCGTGAACGGTGCGGATGCCCCGCAGGTCTACACCGGCTCGGCGGTGTCCGCGATGACGGTGTCCGGCCCCTCGGACGTGACGAAGCTCGTGGGCATCCAGGTCTACAAGTCGCGCTCCTACTTCTGGGAGGTCGATTCGCAGTCCGTGTGGTGCTCGGCGACGAACGCTCTTGGCGGCGCGCTCACCGAATTCAAGCTGGGGCGCGTGTCAGGATGGGGCGGAAACATCGTCGCGATGGGCACGTGGTCGCGCGACGGAGGCACGGGCCCGCAGGATTACGCGGTATTCATTTCCTCCGGGGGTGATGCGATCGTCTACGGCGGCTCCTATCCGGGCGGCGCGGATTGGGAGCTGGTCGGGCTCTACCGCGTGGGCGAGCCCATCGGCTACCGCTGCACGGTGAAGGTTGGCGCGGAGCTCTACGTCATCACGAAGGCCGGGTACGTGCCCATGTCGCAGGTGTACGCGAGCGGCGAGGCATCGCGGGCGCTCTCGGATCGCATCCGTGGCGCGGTGCTCGCGGCGGTGGCGAAGGGGCAGGCGCTCGGCGGCTGGCAGGGCGTCTTCTACCCTCGCGGCAATTACCTCATGGTGAACGTGCCGGATGGCTCCTCGACCTACTACCAGCACGTCGTGAACGTGACCTCCGGCGCGTGGTGCCGGTTCAAGGGGCAGGACTTCTACACCTTCGCCGTCTTCAACGGCCGCCTGTATGGCGGCGGATTCGACGGGATCGTGTACCTGTGCGATGAGGGTTCCGACGACGACGGGAGCGCGATCCAGGGCGACGCGATCGCCGCGTGGAACTACCTCGGGGCGCCGGGATCGCTCAAGCGCATCAACATGGTCCGCGTGGTGGGCGCCACGCCGGCCGGGAGCGCGGCCTATTCGCTCGACGTGAAAGTGGACTTCGACGAGGACACGGCGACGACCTCCGGCGCGGCGGCTGCCGGGAGTTCCTCGCCGTGGGACACGTCGTTGTGGGACGTGACGCTATGGGCGAGCGAGTTGCAGGTTTTTTCCTCGTGGGGCGGCTCGGGCGGGCTCGGGGACGCGATGGCAGCGCGACTGCGGGTGTCCTCGGAATCGGCCTTCGAGTGGTATCAGACGACCTACATCTACACGATCGCGGGGCCGCTGTAGCGGCGAGGGGGCGACATGGCATGGAATGGAAGCGGCACCTTTTCGCGGACCAACGGCACGCACACGGGCAGCTCGACGTGGGTGCAGGACCGCGATGCGGGCGACTACATCCTCGCGTCGCGGCACGACACGCACGACCAGGACCTGGCCGACGGCATCGGCGCGTGCCTCACCAAGAACAACGAGAGCAAGCCGACCGCGCACTTTCGCCCGAACGCGGACGCGACCTACGACCTCGGCTCCGGCTCCCTGCAATGGCGGGCGCTGTACCTCTCCGGCGCCGCAACGATCCTCGGGCGCGTGGGCATCGGCGGCGCGGCGCCGTCCGTTTATTGGGCCGAGGTTTCCGGCAACATCACCGGAGGGACTACGGCCGGCGGCTATCGCGTCCTGTCGACGATCCAATCAGGTGTCACATCTACCGCGGTTGGATACTCCTCAAACCTGTCTACGGCTGCGGCGTCTTTTACGCTCACGAGCCTGTTCCACTTCTACGCGGTGCAGGGGACCATCGGCGCCGGCTCGACGGTCACGTCGCAGGCGGGCTTCGTCGTCCCCTCCGGCCTGACGGGCGCGACCAACAACTTCGGCTTCATCGGCGACATCGGCGCCGCGTCCGGACGGTGGAACTGCTACATGAGCGGCACGGCTGCGAATTATTTTGCCGGCGAAGTGCTCATCGGGTCCACGACGGACCAGGGCTCCTACAAGCTGCAAGTGACCGGCGGGGCGATCTTCGATTCCATCGCGCTTACGGCGTTTTCGGCGACGCCGGTCACGATGAATACCGGGTACACGAATTCGACCCTTGTGGCGACGAAATCGCCCACCGGCATCGTGCATTGCCGCGGCTACGCCAACAAGGACAGCGCGGCCACGGGGGCGCTCCTCTACTTCACGCTGGCGAGCGGCTACCGTCCGTCGACCACGACGATCCACCGGCCCGTCTACAACTCGAACGACGGCTACATCGACGCGCAGGTGGCGACCAACGGGCAGGTGACGGTGACGCACACCTCGAGCAACAACGGCAACACCTATTTCGACATTTCCTTTCCGACGACCTAGCCATGAGCAATCGCATCGACCTGATCCTGGATAACCTCGCGCAGCAGCGGAACGCGGCGCTCGACCAGCTGGCGATCCGCACGGCCGACCTTACGATCGCGACCGCGCGCGTGGCGGAGCTGGAGAAGGAACTCGCGGCGCTCAAGCCCGCCGAGGAGGCAAAGGAGGGCGAGCCGTGACGGAGGTGACCCTGTTCCCCTACGCGGTGGCCGCGATCTCCGCGCTCGTAGCGGCGATCGTGGGCATCCTCGCGTGGGTCGGGACGCAACTGAAGCAGGAGTTGCGCGACCTGAAAAACGACATCCGCCGCGAGCTGGCCGGCATGGCCGAGCAGATGGGCGCCACCAACGCGGCGCTGGCCAGCATCGAGCGCGACCTGCGCGGGCAACTGGCGGGCCTCGACCGGCGCGTGGTGCAGGTGGAGGCGCGCTGCTCCGCGCAGCACGGAGACTAGGATGCGAGACCTCTGGGACGAGTTGCGGTGGTCGTGGGCGGCCGATCCCTTCGCCGCCGCGATGGCCTTCCTCGCAGGGCTCGCCGTGGGGCTCGCCGTGGGCTCCTCGGTGATGTGGTGGGCGGTGGGGTAGCGATGGACGCAGACCGCCAAGCCGAACGGGCCGCCGAGGAGGCGCGGCGCAAGGCCGAGCGCGTGGCGCTCGCCCGGGAGATGATGCGCGCGGCCGCGGCGAAGGGCGGCCGGATCGGCTTCGACCCGATGGCGCTC